TCCGACGCCTGGCAGACGGTGTAAAGCAGATTGGCCGTAAATTCATTGCCATGAATGCTGAATTTCTGGATGAGGTGGAAGTTGTCAGAATTACCAATGAGGAATTTGTACCGGTCAGAAAAGATGATCTTCCGGGCAATTTTGATTTGAGTCTCTCAATCAGTACCGCCGAAGCTGATAATGATAAAGCTCAGGAATTGGCTTTCATGCTGCAAACTATGGGGCCCAATCAGGATGTGGGTATCACCAAAATGATACAATCTGAAATAGCCACGCTGAGAAAGATGCCAGCACTGGCTAAAAAGATTGATGAATGGGAACCCAAGCCTGATCCAATTGCTATTGAAAAAGCCAAATTGGAAAATGAACTGCTCAAGGCTGAAATTGAGAAGACCCGTTCTGAAGCTCAGGAGAATATGGCTGAAGCAAATCTGGATGGTGCCAAAGCCACCACTGAGACCTCTAAGGCGCGTGAGCTGGAAGCGAGGGCAGATAAAACTGACCTGGACTTTGTAGAGCAGGAGACCGGGACTGAGCAAGAAAGAAAACGCCAACTGCAGGGCGAACAGGCCAGAGCGAATATGGACCTGAAAATTGTGGAGGGTGCAGTTAGTGAGCGGGTTGAGAAATCGAAACCCAAACCAACTTCCACTTCAAGTAAATAATCTCTTTATGAGGACACACGATGAGTAAAACATTACAGAATACTGACCAAGACAAATGCCGAAAGAATGTTCCTGATGTTGTCATGTTTGGTGGAGATCTGTTCAAACTCCTGAGCAAAGCCTCCAGTGAAGCAGAGGGATGGATGAAATCCACCAAGGCGATGCAGACCCCTACTGGCTGTATGATTCAAGTGACCACGCAACAGCGCAATTTTGACGGCTCCTATGTCATTGCTGAGGCATTATCTTTTATCCCTGGTGCTCACATTGAAGAAAATATCAATGCTGAGGGTAATATTGTTGGTCGGAGATTAATATGACACCGGAAGGCGACTTAGATGGTATTGATATCATTGGCACATTCAACAATGAAAAGCGTGACGATGTTGCTTTGATCAAACAGAAATATGCTGAACTGGTTGATCTGGTTAATCTCTATGGTCAGAACAAACGGCGTAATGCTATTGGCATTGCCCATCTCGAGCAGTCAGCAATGATGGCTGTAAAATCTATTTTTTCTTAAACGACTATCCGGAGTATCCGGGACACGAGGAAACACAATGAGTACTGAAAACGAACAAGACACACAAAAGATCGAAATGGACATTCAAATGGCTCGTCACAAAATCGAGTTATTGAGGGCTCTGAAAAATCTGCAGAAAAACAAAGATTTTCAACTCCTGATTCTGAATGAGTTTTTTGTGAATGAAGCCAGCCGGGCTGTACTGCTGAAAGCTACTGAGGCTGCTCAGACTGATGGCATTCAGGCAGGACTGATTCGAAAGATCGATGCTATCGGAACACTGAATCAGTTTCTTTATACTGTCGAGCAGATGGGTGAAATGGCGGCAGCAGGTATTGCAGCTGATCAGGGCACACATGCAGAGCTCCTGGATGAGGCAGACTGATGACTGAAGAAATCACGCCGGTGGCAGATGAGCCACAACCCAATGCTTTGGAGATGTCCGATGAGGACATCATGAATATGGCTCCTCCTCCTGATGAGCCATATGTACCCAATGATGGTGATGATGAAGATGAGGGGCGTGTGATCGATGAGACAACACCCCCTGCTGTCACTGATGATGGAGAGGAAAAACCGGATGGCCAGGAAGAAGTGCAAACGGGGGAACAAGAAACCCCGCCCAATGAACAGGTAGACAGTACAAAAAATAATGTCTATGATGACACAGGTGCTGGAGCAACAGGTGAAGAACCTCCTCCAGACCAGGGGAAACCCAAAGCGGAGAAAAAGGCCAAAAAAGACGATCAACCAGGAGATGTAGTAGCACCTCTTGAAATTGATTATGAGGCTGAGTACAAACGGCTGATTGCCCCCTTTAAGGCAAATGGCCGGCAAATGCAGGTGGCAGGCGTCGATGACGCTCTTACACTGATGCAAATGGGCGCCAACTATAATAAGAAGATGGCTGGGTTAAAACCCAATCTGAAACTTATGAAAATGTTGGAAAACAATGAGCTCCTCGATGAGGAAAAGCTCACGTATTTGATAGACCTGTCCAAAAAAGATCCAGGTGCTATCAGTAAACTCCTCACAGATAGCGGCATTGACCCGCTCAATCTGGAGGGTGAAGATAAACCGAACTATGAGCCTAAGACTTACACTGTAGATGATAATGAGGTTGACCTGGATCAGGCACTTGCCGATATACAAGACACAGACACATTCCAGGAAACCATTAATATCGTCAGCACTAAGTGGGACAACTCAAGTAGACAGGAAATCCAGAAAGACCCGAAACTGATCAAGATTATCAATGAGCATGTAGGTAACGGTATATATGCTCACATAAATACGGTCATGGAGAATGAACGAGCCCTGGGACGGCTGGAAGGATTGTCAGACTTGGAGGCCTATCAGCAAATAGGTGACGCGATTCAATCATATGGTGGATTTAATCAAGTGAATCAACTGGCAGGAACACCGCCTGTTGATCTTGATCCTGCTGTAGATACTGCACCCGTCACACCTGTTACTGACACGCCCGCTGTTGCCCCAACGCTTAATGATAAGAGGAGAGCTGCTGGTTCTCCTCGGACGACACCGCCAGCCGGCAAGCCACAGGAATTTGATCCTCTGGCTCTCTCAGACGAAGATTTTGAGAAATTAACGGCTGGTCAATTAATGTGACTTTATCAACTCTTACTACAGGTATATTACTATGGGTCTTGTAACAGACGGCACCGGCAACGGTGAACGCGCATATAATGCGCCGGTTGGCTCCCCCAATACTGGAACTCCTTCCAGTGTAGGCAGTCAGCTTCGCACGGATTACTATCAGAAAAAAGCTCTGATTGAAGCCCGTAAAAAGGAATTCTTCGGCCAATTGGCTGATACCATGTCCATGCCGAAACATTTCGGTAAAACCATCAAGCGTTACCATTACCTCCCACTGCTCGAAGACGCGAACATCAATGATCAAGGTATTGATGCTGCCGGCCTTTCTGTGGCGAATGAATTCACCATCACGATGATTCCACCTGCCGGCGACGGCGTTGCCAATGCTACTCCAGGTGTATACCTGCCGGTATTTGCGGTTGGTGTTGGTGCTGATGCAGCTGCTGCTGAAACTGATGCCGAAGCGAGAGCTCTCGATATCATGGTCAATCAGCTGGGTGCTACTGGCGGTGATTATGGTACAGCTCGTGCTGATCTGATCTCCATGGGTTGGGCAGTGCGTGATGCAGTTACCGGTGTGGTTGCGGTCAATGCTGCTGGTAACCTGTATGGCTCTAGTAAAGACGTCGGTACTATCTCTGGCAAAATGCCTGCTCTGTCTGAGCATGGCGGCCGTGTGAATCGTGTTGGCTTCAAGCGTATTGAACTGGAAGGCACTCTTGAGAAATTCGGTTTCTTCGACGAATACACTCAGGAGTCTCTGGATTTCGATACTGACTCTGAGCTGCAGATGCATGTCCACCGTGAGATGCTGAATGGCGCCAGTGAGATGACTGAGGATGCTCTTCAGATCGATCTCCTGAATGCTGCCGGCGTAGTCCGTTATGGTGGTGCAGCCATGTCTACCGCTGAGGTATCTGGTGAAGCCCCCGGTGGCCCAAGCCTGATGACTTACGAGGACCTGATGCGTCTGAGTATTGATCTGGATAACAACCGTTGTCCGAAAAATACCAAGATCATCACCGGTTCCCGCATGATCGATACCAAGGTGGTCAATGCGGCCCGCATCATGTATATCGGCTCTGAGCTGATTCCGTCAATCAAGAAAATGACGGATCTGTTTAGTAACCAGGCATTTATCTCTGTTGAGAAATATGCCGCAGCCGGTACTCTCCTGAACGGCGAAATCGGTACTGTTGACCAGTTCCGCATTGTCGTGGTTCCTGAGATGATGCATTGGGAAGGCGCAGGCGCAGTTGTCGGCACCAATCCAGGCTATCGTGAGACTGGCGGTAATTATGATGTATTCCCAATGCTGGTTGTTGGTGATGCGTCTTTTACAACCATTGGTTT